AGGATGCCGGCGTAGAGCCCGGCACCATGCGCCGTCGTCTGCTTGCACTCGACCACGCTGCCGGTGGCGGGATCGTCCGAAGTTTCCACCGTCGGGGCAAGGCGCGGAAGTATTGGGTCCACCCCGAACGGCTACGCGCAGCCCTCGAACGCGACCCCGACGCACGCGAGGCCGAGCTCTCATGGCTGACCGACGAAGTGCGAATTCTCAAGAATCGTGTCGAGGCCCTGAAAAAAGCACATAAGGCCTTGAAGGCACAGGTGAATCAGCCGCGCGCGTGAAACAATCGTCGGGCATCGTCGGGCATCGTCGGGCGCGGGCCGCACCTACCCTATGGGTGCTCAAGGCGCAGCAGGTTCGCGAGGTCAAACGGTTGGGAACACATCAGCCCACACGGACTCGCACCGGTTAACGCCATCCCATGGGTAACGTGGCCAAGGCCAAAAGCGCCACCGACGATCGCGTCGCCATCCGCCAGTCCGAAGCTGTTCGACTGCGGGTAGCGGGCAAGACTTTCCAGGAGATCGGGAAAGCCCTGGGCGTGAGCAACTGCCAGGCGCACAAGGACGTCCGGGCGGTAACCGACAAGCTCTCGAAGCGGAGCCTCGAGGACGCGGAGATGGAGCGCGAACTCCAGCTCGGCCGAATCGACGCCGGGATCCAGGTGGTGTTCGGGATCCTGGAAGGTCGGCGCACCCCATCCGAGCTCAAGCTCAAAGCTCTCGATCGGCTGGTGACCCTCGAGAAGCGACGCGCAGAGCTCCTCGGTTTGGACGCTCCGAAGCGGCAAGAGATCGACGCGAAGGTCAGCGGCTCCGCAACACCAGCCGAGGCGGCTCGCTTGGTGCGCGAGGCCTTTGGGGAGCACGCGTTGCGCAAGCCCGAAGCGGATGCAGTCCCCGATCCTCAGCCCGTACCGGAAGGCGCTAGCGAAGCCTGAGTACGACGCGCTCGAGGCGTGGTTCACTACTTTTTATCCGTTCCAACAGCGGTGGCTGGCGGATCGGAGCGACTACGCGATCTGCAATAAGTCGCGTCAGATCGGACTGAGCCACACGAGCGGCGCGCTCGGTGTGCTGTGGGGTGCGTTTCACGGCGAAACCACCACCATCATCAGCAAGGGCGAAAAGGAGAGCCAAGAGGTTCTCGAGAAGGCGAAGAAGCACGCGCAGGTGCTCGGCCGGCTCGGATCTCGGATGGCGCTCCTGACGCGCAACCGCACCGACGAGATCGCGTTTCTGTCGGGCGGCAAGGTCGTCGCGCTGCCCTCGACGGGTGGCCGTGGCTTTACGGGAAACGTCATCCTCGACGAGTTCGCGTACCACGAGACGTACGACGAAAAGGTGTGGGAGGCCGCGATGGCGGTCACCATGCTCGGCTGCCGCGGCCGCGTGATCTCGACGCCCAACGGTGTCGGAAACAAGTTTGCCGAGGTTTGGAAAGCCTCGGGAGATCGAGAGTTCGGGTGGTCGCCGCACAGCATCCCGATCGAGCTCGCGATCGAGGAAGGCTACCCGGTCGATCTCAAGCGTTGCTGGACCCTCGCGGCCCACAACGAGATCCTCTTCAGTCAGCTTTTCCAGTGCGCGTTTGTTGATCCCGAGCACCGGTTCCTTTTCAAGGACCTACCGCGAGGGAAGTGCCGGTACGGGGATCGACCAGGCGGTCAGCTTCGGATCTGCATTGGCCTCGACTTCGCCAGCTCGAAGCGAACGGCGGCCGACTATTCCGCAGCCGTCGTGCTCGCGGCATTCGGTTCCCGGTACTTCGTTCTCGAGGTGCTTCGGGGCCACTTCGAGCCGAGAGAGTTTCGCGACAAGATCGCGGTGCTGCTCGCCTCGTACCCCGGCGCCATGTGCGGCGCCCACGTCGCGCCCACCGAGCGCGGCTCCATCGAATTCTTCCGCGAGAGCGGGCTGCCGATCGCTGGCTATCCAGCGTCGCAGGACAAGTTCCAGCGCGCCATCCCGGTGGCCACCGCCTGGAACCAGCATGAGATCTGGGTACCGTCGTCTTCGCCATGGGGTGACGCTTTCATCTCCGAGCTTTCGTCCTTCACGGGCGACGAGAAGAAAGACCGACACGACGACCAGGTCGACGCGTTCGCCTCGGCTTTCCACGGGCTTCGAACCTCGGTGGTCGACTTTCGTTTCGGCGAAGAGCTGAACGCCATCGTTCCCAAGGCTGTCACGTGGTGAGGCTCACCGTCATCCAAGAGGTGTGCGGCACGCGCTGCTTGGGACACGCGGGCAACGCGGGCGGCTGCTGCCAGGTCGCTGATCGCGATTGGATCCTCGGTCCCCTGGATCGGGTTGATGCCGTTGCGATGCACACGCACGCCAGCGTTCAGCACCCGGTGATCGGCTTCGAGGAGGGCTCGCGACTCTTTCCGAATCGGCCGGCGTGGCAAGATCCGCACAACTACCCAGCCCTGCGTGTGACGGCGGACGGCGCTCACGCGTGTGTCTTCTACGACCGCGCGATCGGCTGCACCGTCTACGACACGCGGCCAGCGATGTGCCGCAACTACGAATGCGACCACCTACGCGCCGAGCTCGAGCGCGCACCACGCCATGGCGAGCAAGCTCCGCACCGTCTTTCGGAACCTGACGGCTAGGGCGGCCGGTGCGTGGCAGCAGCTGACGGATCCACCCGCGCAGATCAGCCAAGGGCAGTACTTGGCGGTTGCAGCTCGGGCGCTTGTCGACCAGGCGAAAGGCGGAAAACGCCCACCGACTGGCGAGATCCAGGACATCCCGGTCAACGTCGCACCGCTTTGGACGGTGCCGGCGATCCAGGATGCCGTTGGCCAGTTCGGCGTCGGTTCGTTCGGTCAGGCAGCGCTTCTCAGCGAGTCGATGCTCGCGGACGACCGCGTGCAAGCCGGCGTGAACGGCCGCGTCAAGGGCGTCACCAAGCGCAAGGTTCGGATGGAACCGAGCGCTGCGGGCAACGGCTCGAAGCGCAAACGCGTCGCGCGTGAGGTCGAAGCACTTTGGCCCGAGCTGTTCCCCGAGGACACGCTCGAGCAGCTCCTGACGTGGACGATCTTTATGGGCTTCTGCCTGTGCGAGATCGTCTGGGAGTCTCGCGAAGATCGGTGGCTGCCGCGCCTCAAGGTGTGGCACCCGCTGTACATCTACTACCAGGTGGACATCCGCCGGTACGTGGCGATCACGATGGAGGGGACCATCGTCGTCGAGCCGAACGACCCGCGGTGGTTCCTTTACACCCCGTTCGGTGCGTATCGTGGGTGGCTGCGTGGTGCGGTGCGGTCGTGCTCGATCCCCTGGATCGTCCGACAGTTCGCGCTGCGTGACTGGGCTCGCTACAGCGAGGTTCACGGTCTTCCGCAGAAGAAGATCAAGTACCCCGCCCAGGCCCCGGCTGACGCGAAGGCCGCCTTCTTCGCCTCGATCAAACGGCTCGGCGCCGAGACCGCGTTCGCTCTCCCGCAGCAAGCGGGCGTGGACGCGGCGGCCTGGGACGTCGAGCTGCTCGAGGCCAAGGACCGAAGCTGGGAGGCCTTCCAGGGTCTCATCGGTCAATGCGATTCGAGCATCACGCTCGCCATCCGCGGAACGAACCTCAGCACCGAGGTCAAGGACGTCGGGTCGAAGGCGGCAACGCAATCGCACCGCGAGGAGGATTCGGACTTCGCGGACGCCGACTGCGTCAAGCTCGCGGCGGCCATCCGAAACCAGGTCCTTCGCTGGTACTGCCTGTACAACGAGGGCGACGCGAACCTCGCGCCGCTTCCCGTTCTCGACCCGGTCGAAGCGAACGACGCCAAGGCGAAAGCGGATTCTTGGAAGTCGCTGTCCGAGTCGCTCAAGGGCTTCGAGGGCTGGCCGCTCGACATCCCGACAATCGCCGACGAGTTCGCGATCCCGCTGCTTCCTGACCAAAAGATCACCGACCCCGAGGATCCCGAGGTTCAGGAGACGGAGCCGGACGCGTCGCCCGACGTCCCGGACGAGGACTCGGAAGAAGACATCAATGCGCCGGAGTAACCCATGACCGCGAACGCCACGCTTTCAGCCAACCTGAACTTCGGCATCGTTGGCGAGATCGTCACCGCCCAGATCGCGATCGAGGTCCCGTACGCGGCGGTCTCGTCTGGGCAGATCGACATCCCGGCCAGCACCCCGGACGACACCGCCTACACGCTCCCCATGAGCACGATCGGATCGTGCCTGGGCATGTACATCAAGAACACCAACGAGAGCGACATCGCGGTCCGGTTCAACTCGGCGAGCGCCGACGAGTTCCAGATCTCCCCCGGTGCCGCGATCCTGATCGCGATGCCCACCGCTCCAGGTGCTGCGCCGATCACCGTCGTGAAGGTCGTGACCACGGCGATCCAGGTCGCGCCGGGCAACGTTCAATACGCGCTGTTCGGCACGTGATCGACTGGTTCGGCACACGCCGCGGACCAGCCCAGCAGCCTCGGCCGCTCGGTCCCACCGACATGCTTCGCGCACCGTTTCTGGTGGTGCGTGGGGCGGAGCGTAACGCCATCGTCTTCTCGATCGAGCAGTTCCGTCAGCTCTTCCCGCGCGCGTCAGCCGACGAGGTGCGCGCCGTCGAGCAGGCCCTCCTCTCTGACACACGCGCCGTTCGCATCATCCCCGGTTAAACCATGTCCGCTGTTATCCCCACAGAGTGGCAGGATGTCTTCGCCGTCACACCAAGCGACGACGACGACCTACCGAAGAACGGCGTGACCGGTCTGCGCGCAGCCACCGCGGGTGTGATCGTGGTCGACGTGCCGAACGGCGGGACGGCGGTCCCGGTTCCAGTCGTCGCTGGCGTCGACCTGCACCTCCCCGTCAAGCGGGTGCGCTCCACCAACACCACCGCGACGGGAATTGTCGCACTGATTGGCCGCTGACATGAGCAACCAAGATCCGAAGCCAGAAGTGAAGCCCGACGAGCCGAAGCTCTCGCCCGCCAAGCAGCTCCAGAAGCTCGAGAAGGCTGCCAGCTTCGAGGCCATGCTGAAGGCTGCCGAGGAGCCGCTGAAGGCCCTGGTCGCAGCGTACGGCACGGTGCTCGCGTCAATCGCTGCACTCGTGACGATTGCGGCCGAACAGGGTGCGCTCGCGCTCAAGGCCCAGGAATTCGCGAAGGCGAACAAGCTCACCACCACAGCGAAGGCGCTCGGCCGGAACCCGCTGATCGCTCACGCGATCCGTGGTCTCGCCGGACTCCGCTCTCCGGTGTCGCTGCCCCAGGCGTGGCTCCAGCTCTTCCCCGAGCCGCTGCTTCGGAACCAGGCGCTCCAAAAGATCCTGAACGATGGCGACCTGTGCGTCGTCCCCGGCATGTCTCCGGACGACGTCACCGAGGCACTGCTCTTCGGTGCGACCTCCAGCGAGCTGGTGTCCGGCGGTGGCCGCAATGACGACGAGGCCGCCAAGGCCAACCGCGGCGCGCGTGGCTGGTACGGCTTCCGCGGCAGCGCAAACCCCCAGGCTCCCAAGACCGACACGAACCTCCAGCCGTGACCGCTTCTGCTGCATCCAAAGATCGGGGCTGGGCCTTCAGCTTCCGGGCGCAAGCCGCCGCCAAGGGCGGTGCCGAGCCCGTGCTCCATCTCGACATCTACGACGTGGTCGGCCCCGACGACTCGTACTCGCTGATGTACGGCGATCGGGTATCGGCCAAGGGCGTCAAGGCCAAGCTGGCCGAGTCACCGAACGCGGCCGTCTCGGTGCAGATCAATTCCGTCGGCGGTGACGTGACGGATGGCATGGCCATCTACACGCAGCTGAACGAGCACCAGGGCAACGTCACCGTGCGGGTGGACGGGATCTGCGCCTCGATCGCCTCGATCATCGCGATGGCCGCGGACGAGATCGTCATGGGCGAGGGCGCCTGGATGATGATCCACGAGCCCTACGCGCCGTTCATGTTCGACCAGCGCGCGGACGACCTCGAGTCAGGTGCTGCGGCGCTCCGCAAGATGAGCGACTCGATGGCCACCATCTACAGCCAGCGCACCGGCCAGAAGAAGGACGACGTGCTCGCCGCGATGAAAGCCACCACCTGGATGACGGCCGCGGAAGCGATGGCCGCCGGGTATGCCGACAAGATCCTTCCCGCCAAAAAGGGCGCGGAAACGGAAGAGAACACGGAGGAGTCGCAGGCCATGGTCGCCTCGCTCCTCACCGAGTTTCAGCGAGTGCCGGCTGGCGCCTTCATGGCGATGGCTCGGGCTCACGGAGATCAGATGAAAGCCAAAGCACGAACCCCCCGAGCGTCCGCCGTTGCCCTTGCTGCTGCCGCTGCTGTGGCCGCTGCCGCGACGGAAACCCCCGCAGCTGCTGCCGTAGCTGAGGAAACCGAGACGGAGACCGAAACCGAAGAGGAAACGGTCGAAAGCCTCAAGGCCAAGATCAAGGACCTCGAAGCCAAACTCGCGGAGTTCGAGGAAGGCGACGAGGAAGAGGATCCCGAAGCCTCTGCCCAGATGACGGCGATCATCGCTGCCGCGGCCGCGATCACGGGCGAGGCCAACCTGGCCAAGCTCGAGGGCGCGCTCTACGCGCTCGAACGTCGCGTCACCAAGACCACCGACGCCAAGGCCGAGCGCAAGAAGCTGGTCTCCCAGCTGATCGCGAACGGCAAGCTCGCGCCCGCCCGCAAGGACTGGGCCACGAACTGCTCGGCGGCTGCGCTCGACGCGTACATCGCCGGCATCGGCGAGCAGCGCATCGTTCAGATCGGCGAGCAGCGCGAACCCGACGAGGCTACGGCGCTCGCACGCACCAAGCCCGTGGGCGGAGCTGGCGCTCCCGAAGTCCTGGCCGAGGAAGAGATCGTCGCCAAGGGCCTGGGTCTGACTCCCGAGCTCCAAACCAAAGCCCGCGAGAACCGCGTCCTTCGGTTCGGTCGCTGACCGACACGGCGGGTCGGTAACTCGATCCGCCGGCTCTCCACACCTTTCCGCTCCCCAACCCCTCTTTAGGAGTTTTCCCACATGGCTCTCTCTACTGGGCGGCTTACGCCGCAGCGCGGCGGTGCGCCTTTTCCGTCGTCGATCCCGCTCGGCGTCAAGGCGTCGGCGACTCTGTACATCGGTGGCATCGTTTGCACCGACGCGACTGGCTACGCCGTTCCTGGCAGCGCCACGACCGGCCTCACCTGCTGGGGCATCTTTCGCGAACAGCCCGGCGCCGTCCCCTCGGATCGCGTCGCTGGCGGCTCGACGAGCGGCTCCCAAGTCATCAACGTCGCGCGTGGTGAGTTCAAGCTCGACAACTCGAGCGGCGATCCCCTCGCGATCACGGACCTCGGCGCGGCCGTGTACATCGAAGACGACCAGACGGTCTGCAAGACCGGCACCGGCAAGTCGCTCGCCGGCACGATGACGGGCCTCGACGCATCCACCGACCCGCAAAGCGGCGCTGGTGTGTGGGTCATGCTCGGCGTTCCCCCGCAGAGCCTCACCGGCTCGGCTGGTCCCACCGGCTCTACCGGTCCCACGGGCGCGAAGGGCTCGACCGGATCCACGGGTCCGACCGGTCCCGCGGGCGCGTAACCCAAACCCACAACCACCCTCGACTCACGCCGGGGCGCGGCCATTCGCGCGCCTCAGGCGGACGTCGGGATCTGCCCACTTCACGGAAAAACTCCCATGAACATTACGGTACCCGCACTCTCGGTCCTCTTCACGCAGGCCGAGGTTCGTTTCGGACAAGCGCTCGAGGCGACGCCCAGCTGGGCAAACCAGCTCGCGACCACGATGCCGAGCTCCACGGCGCAAAACATCTACGCCTGGATGGATCGGATCCCGGTGCTCCGGAAGTGGCTCGGCGATCGTGTGCTGAACAGCGTTCACACGCACAGCCGGACGGTCGTCAATCAGCCCTTCGAGCTCACCGACTTCATCCTGGCGGAGAACATCCGCCACGACCAGTACGGTGTGTTCAACACCAACCTGCAGATGTTCGGCATGCAGGCCAAAAAGTGGGCGGATCAGCAGCTCGCTTACTACCTGATCAACTCGGCGGCTTCTGCGGCCCAGGGCTGCGCCGACCCGGTCAACGGGTACGACGGCAAGCCGATGTTCGCGACCGACCACCCGATCCTCGGCGGTGACGTCGCGGGCGGTGTGCCGAGCGGCGCGAGCTCGACGCAGTCCAACCTGTTCGTGAACACCCCGCTGACGTACGACAACTACGTCTCGGTGCGAGCGAGCATGGCCGCGCTGAAGGGCGCGGACGGGCAGCCGCTCTACAACGTCCCCGATCTTCTCGTCGTGCCCCCGCAACTCGAGGGCAAGGCGAAGAACATCATCGAGGCGGACTTCCTCGCTGGTGTGAACGGGGTCGACACGGCGCCACAGAGCAACGTGTACAAGGGCACCGCGAAGGTGCTCATGCTCCAAGAGCTCTCGAGCCGCCCGCACGCCTGGTACCTGATGTGCTCGACCAACGTCGTGAAGCCGCTTCTGTGGCAGCTCGACATGGCCCCGCGCTTCACCTACCTGGTGAACCCGAACGACATCAACGTCTTCATGGCGCGCCAATTCATCTACGGCGTGGAAGCCTGGGGTGCCCCGGCTGAAACGTTGTGGTTCTTGGCTTCCGCTGCAACGTCCGGCAGCACGTACGCCGGCTGATCGGAGTAGCCGATGGGCTACGCGACGATCCAGGATCTCCAGCAGTCCGGCCTGCCACCGGGCGCGCTGGGGAGCGTGCCGCTCACCACCCAGCAGGCCGCACTCGACAACGCGTCCAGCGAGGTCGACGGCTACCTGGGCGACTCGTACACCCTCCCGCTCCAGACTCCGTATCCGCGGATCCTGGTGCAGCAGGTGTGCGCCATCGCCTCTTGGCACCTGCTCTGCCTGCGTGGTTTCAACCCGACGAACGCGGGCGACGCTGTCGTTCGGCAACGCTGGGTCGACGCGCAAGCGTGGCTCGTCCGTGTCGCGAACAAGCAGGTATCCCTGCGCGTCGCGCAAGGCTCACCGCCATCGGTGCAGCCTGACATCTCGTCAAACCTGCCGCGCGGCTACGGCGGCGGACCGGGATCGGACGAGCCCATCGTCGGGCCAGGCAACTGGGGAGACTGAGCACCATGGGACTCACTGGCGACTTCGCAAGACTTCGCCAGCTCCGAGAGAACATGGAGCGGGCCCAGAAAACTCTGGTACCTGAAGTCGCCAAGCGGCTGGCACCGAAGATCGATGAGCTGAACCAGCAGCAGTACGCACAGGGCACCGATCCGTATGGTGCCAAGTGGGCTGCGAAGAAGGACGGATCGCCGTCGTTCCTCACTGCGTCGGGCGCGATGAAGGCCAGCGCCACCGTGGTTCCCGGCGTGGACAAGATCGTCGGCAAGACGCTCTCGCCCGCGCCGTTTCACCAGGGCGGCACCAAGCACATGGAAGCTCGGCCGATCTACCCCGATCGCGGGATGCCGGTGCTTTGGCGTGAGGCGGTCGACCTGACCGTTGCGCAGACGATTCGCGACCGACTGGTCACATGATCCAAACCACCGGGCTCGAGTCCGTGGCTGCTTTCATGCAGCGGGACTTCATCGAAAGCGGCTGCCCGGCGAAGATCTACTTCGGCGCGCAGTACCTGACGGAGCACGCCGAAGAACTGCGGGTGATCGTCGTTCCCACGAACGACGGGTACTCGGCCGCGCTGCCCACCCAGGCTCGCGGCCCGTACAACCCGAGCGACATGACGAAGGGCGCCAACCCGCGCGCCATCCTTCGTCGGATCGAAGGCGCCGAGCTTCACCTCTGGGGCTTCGACCAGCCGCAGCCTGACCGAGCAAAGCAGAACACCGCCGACTTCGCGATCGTCGGGGCGCTCGTCAATCAGACCCTGCTCTCGCTCCACCGAGCGAACCCCGGCAACTACCAAGTCCAAGGCGGACGCACAGCACAGCAGCTGCTCTGGATGAACCGGGGCTTCGAGTACGTGCTGAACATCACCGTCGAGGTTCCGATCGTCGTCGTCGATTGGAACGAGCTGGTGACCGGACTGACGTGGGAGAGCGTCACGGGCGTCACCGGCGCCATCACCGTGACGGAGCTCGACACGTCCGTGTCCTTCGTCGCCGGAACCACCGGACCCACAGGCCCCACCGGGCCCTGAGGAAACCCCTTCATGGCTGCACCGAACGTTAATTTCACCGTTCTGTCGAACGGTCTCGGCAACACTCCGCCGAGCCCATCGAACGTCGCGCTGATCCTCGGCTGCTCGAGCACGGGCGACGAGACCACGGTCACCGATCCGTTCCGGGTCACGCAGGATCTGATCGACGCCTACGGCTACGGCCCCGGCATCGAGCCCGCTGCGAACCTGGTCGAGTCGGGCGTCCCGACGATGTTCATGCGCGTCCCTACGGACGTCGAGGGCGAGTCGGGCGCGGTCACCCACACGGGCACGGGTGTGTCGGTGATGACGGTGACGGACGGCGCCGACGGCGTCCTGAACGCTTACGACGTGATCGTCACGGTCGTGCGCGATGGGACCGCGGGCAGCGATCCCGAGCCCGGTTTCACGATCTCCCTCGATGGCGGAAAGACGACGAGCCGGGAGATCCGGATGCCGTCGAACCACATCTACACGGGGATCGCGGCCACGACCGGGATGACCCTGAACTTCACCGCCGCCACGATGGTGACGGGCGACACCTACACGCTGACGACCACCGGCCCCACCTGGGCAGCGGCGGACGTGGCGGACTGCATCACGGCCTTCAAGGACGCGGTGCAGCAGGCGTCCATGATCTACGTGGTCGGTGCGTGCTCGAAGGCGCAGGCCGACACCATCGCCACCGCCGTGGGTACGCTGATCGGTCGCAAGAAGTTCGACCGCTGCTTCGTCGAAACCCGCGACATCGATCTCGCAGAGGACGAGACGCTGGCAGAGTGGAAAGCCTCGATCTCCGCGGACTTCGTCACGTTCAACAACGACCGGTTCTGCGTGTGCGCGGGCGCCGCGCTGATCGCTTCGACCATCTCGAAGGTGCTCTTCCGTTCGAACGTCGGCCAGCTCGCGATCGTGCGGGCGACGCTGGTGTCGACGGGACGCTCGCTCGGTGCCGTCGAAGACGGTGCGCTCGCCCCGAAGAAGGACGCCGCGCCAGTCGACACGGTGTTCTACGACGAGGGAACCAGCCCCGGCCTCGATGCGAACCGCTTCCTCACGCTGACGTCGTACCCCGGCCTCCCTGGCCAGTACTTCGTGACCCGTCCGCTCGTCATGTCGTCGCCGACCAGCGACTTCACCGAGCTGCAATACGGCCGCGTGATGGACGAGGGTTGCCGCGTCACCAACATCTTCTTCACGCAGAAGCTGAACACCGACGTTCGGCTGAACCGTAAGACGGGGAAGATCCTCGAGGTCGACGCGCGGGCGCTCCAGTCGGGCAACGACCAGAAGCTCGCCGAGGCGCTGGTGAACACGGGACAGGTGAGCGACGCGTTCACCACGGTCTCGCGTGAAGACAACATCAGCACCTCCAAGACTCTGACGGTGACCGTGAGCATCCTGCCGCTCGGCTACCTTGAATATATTAACGTTACCCTGACGTTTATAAATCCAGTCTTCAGTCTGGCTGCCTAAACGTCTTTCCAGCGCAGGCCCTTCGCTGCCTTGAACACGGTGGTCGTGGACACGTGAAAACGATCCGCGAGCCGCTGAAGGGTCCAGCCTGCCGCATGCAGCTTGCGCAGGGTCCGCACACGTGAGGGCGTCAGGTGGTTCTTGCCTGTGCGGCCGTTGCTGCTTCCGAAGGCCGCACGGCGCCGCTCGATCATGTCTTTCATGTTTTCCTGATGGGTACCAAGAACGAGGTGGTCTGGGTTCACGCAGCCCGGGTTATCGCATTCGTGCCTGACCTCCATGCCCTCTGGGATCTTTCCCTTGAAGAGGGAGTAGGCAATCCGCGGCGCGAGTTTCACCGTGGTTCTCCCGTTCTCCCAGACACCGAACACGCCGTAGCCCATTCGGTTCTTCCCGGCTGTCCACTCGTGGCAACCGGTCTCCGACTTTCGGATCTTCGAAACGAAGCGTGAGCGAACCGACTGCCGCGCCTTCGGCGGTTGCCACTCGCCTGAGATCACGCGCCAAGCGCTCCGGATGTGAATCCCGAAGCGTTCGGCGATCTCGTTCACCGCCACCCCAGCGCGTCTAGCGGCGCGTATCTCCCCGGCCATGTGTTCGCTGATGCGAGGCATTGGGGCGGGTTTTTACCACAGAAACGCAGGGTAAACAATGTCAGTTGCCTATCCTCTCATTAACGGAGTGAGGCACTCCTGGAGTTCGATCGAGATCCGTCTCGCGAACAACATCGTGCTGGGGATCACCGAGATCAATTACTCGGACGGTCTCGAGCCTGGGGTCGTGCGCGGCGCCGGAGCCCGTCCCATCGCTCTCACCACGGGTGAAGCGAGCTTCGACGGTGACTTCACCATCCTGCTCGAGGAGTTCAACACGCTGGTGTCGCTCCTCGGGCCGCGCTGGAAGACGGTCGCATTCGACATCATCGTCTCGTACTCGGAAGAGGATTCGGGATTGACCTCGATCGTCGACACGATCCAGGGCGTCCGGATCACCAAGACCGAGGCGGGGAACTCGAGCGGGAGCACGGACGGCACGACCCGCAAGTGCACCGTCAAACCGATGGGCATCCTGTGGAACGGCGTCGACTCGATGCCGGCGCAGCCCGTCGTTCAGACCTGATCGCCGCTTGGTAGGCGGCGCCAACCTGGGAGAAAGCAATGGCGAAGGACAAGATTCCGGAAGAGAAGCTCGCGGAGCTCAAGGCAAAGCACGGCGACGTGGTGGTCGTCGACACCAAGTGCGGAGACTGCGCGTTCCGCGGCGCGAACAAGGGAGAATACGATCGCTATCAGGCGCTCCTTTTCAAGGAAGCCACGCGACCGAAGGCTGGCGAAACGCTCGTCCTGGCGACGCTGGTCTACCCCGACAGCGCAACCTTTGCCGGCTACGTGCAAAAGTTCCCGGGCGTCGTCACGACTTGCACCTCTCCGGTGCTCGAGCTCTCGGGGGTCGACGGCGACGCCGACGTAAAAAAACACGAGAGCTGATCCGCTCGGACATGAACTACGCGACGCACTGCTATCGCGAATTGTTCAGAGGCGACGCGGACAGCGACGATGCCCGAGCGGCAGCCTACGAGATCGCGACGATGGTGAACGCCGTGATCCGATCGCTCGTGAAGAAGTGACTCAACCTGGGAGATAGCAAAGAACTTCGGGTGCGCCCCCTGCTGCGGCAGATCAGGCAATCCGGTAGAACCAACCGCTTCGACGCCCCGCAACCCCGCTCACCACGGGGCCGGGGCGTTTTCGCTTTTCAGCCGTGGACGCACTCCAGTTTCAGCTCAAGCTCGTCGACCAGATGAGCGCGCCGCTCGGCGCAGAATCCAAGGCGCTTGGCGTTTTGGAGAAAGAGCTGCTGCGCGCCCAGGCCGTGATGAAGAGCTTCGAGGCGCAGCAGAAGAGCATGCGCCAGGCCAAGGCCTCGGCGGCTGGCCCCGAAGCCCTGAAAGCGTTCAACCTGGGCGAAGAGTCGAAGCTCGCCAAGGCCCAGGTGGCGATGGCGAAGAAGCGGATCGCCGAGCAGTCGAAGGCCGAAAAGCTCGCGCTCAAAGAAGCCGACCGGGCGAAGAAGGCGGGAGCCAAGGACCTGCTCAAGCAGCAGGCGGCGATGGACGAAGCCCTGTCCGCCGGCACCGAGGAGATGCTGGCGTACGCGGGCGCGGCAGCGGGCGCCGCTGCGGCTGTGGCGGTTCTTGCCGCGGCCGTGGGCGCTGTGGTGATCGCGGGCGCAAGCCTCGCCATCGAGGCGGCAGAGGCCAAGGGCGACACCGTCGACATGCTCGACGCGATGCTGGGGTCTGCCGAGGCCGCCGATCGTACGTACGCGGCGATCACCGACATCACGCGCGATCTGGCGGTGAGCCAGCAGGGCGTCCAGGCGCTTGCCTCGGAGCTCTCTGCGGCGGGCGTCACGAACGAGGCGATGCTCCTCGACGCGGTGAAATCGATCTCGCAGGTCGACTCCGTGATCAAGGGTGCCGGCTCGAAGATCGAAAAGATCGTCGAGAAGGCCGCACAAACCGGCAAGTTCAAGCTGAACGAGAAGCAGCTCGTCGGCACAGGGATCCAGACCCAAAAGCTTTACGAGGAGATCGCCGCACGCACAGGGAAGGGCGTGAAGGAGGTCGAGGCGCAGCTGAAGGCGGGGAAGATCTCGGCCGAGGTCGGGATCGCTGCGTTGACCAAGGTCGTCGACAATAAGTTCGGCGGGCTGGCAGCGAAGCAGGCCAAGGACTTCCCGGCGCAGATGCAGCGCTTCAAGGACAGCATCGGGCGCCTCTTCGAGGACGTGAACACGGGGCCGTTCCTAGACGCGCTCGACCGGATCACCCGACTGTTCGATACCGCCACGCCTTCCGGGAAGGCGCTGCATGACATCATCACGAAGGTTTTTGACAGCATCTTCTCGGCCGTCGCCAAGGTGGGGCCGTACGTCGAGATCTTCTTCAATGGGATGGTGATCCTCGCGCTGCGGGTGGCCATCGCCTTGAAGCCGCTGCTGAAGAAGCTCGGGATGATCGGGGAGAACACCGACTCCCAGCAGGCCCTGGCCGACATCCTCGACGAGATCGCTTTCGTTGTGGGTGACGTCACATCGGCGTTGGTGAAGTTCTTCAGCTACGCCCCGCTGTGGGACCCGCTGATCGACACCGTGTCGTTCGTGGCCGACGTGTTCGGGCTGCTCTTCGATGCGAACCTGCTGGTCCTGAGTGGGATCGGGTGGGTGATCGATGCTGCGGCGGATGTTATCGGGTGGCTCACGGGGCTCGGTGACGCGGCCCTGAACGCTGGCTCGGATCTGGTCACCGGGCTCGTCGATGGCGTGATCAACATGGGCGGAGAATTCGTCCAGGCGGTCACCGACCTGGCGATGCAGGGGATCGACGCCTTCAAGTCCGTCTTCAAGATCAGCTCGCCCTCAAAGGTCATGGACTCGATGGGCCAGAATCTGGTCCTCGGTGTGGTGCAGGGCATCGACACGCAGTCTGAGGCGGCGAACGATTCTCTCGCAGCGGCGGTGTCACCACCACCAACCAGCGTGAGTGCCGTCACCACCAACCGCGGTGGCTCCGTGAACCTGACCGTCAACGTCACGATCAACGGTACAGACAAGAGCGTCGAAGAGCTCCGCAGCATGCTGGTCGAAGTCATGTCGGACGTGATCGAAGAGGCTTCTCTCCTGGCCGGAACGCAGCCGGAAAACGCCGAAGAGGCAGCGTAGTTTGGTACTCAGCGCGAGCCCCCTCGATAGCCCCGGGATCTACGACAAGCTTGTCGTCTCGGGCCGTGTTTCGCCTGGGGTGTTTCAGCTCCAGGGCGGAGAACGCTCCTACAATTGGGACAAGAAGAAGGCAGCCGGAGCCCAGGGGGCGACGAGTACGTACCTCGGCTGGAACCCGACCGACGGCATCAAAGGGAAGTTCCTGGTCTGGACGAACCCGGACATCTTCGAGCTGACCGACGAGTTCCTGCCCCTCTTCCAATACGATGCTTCGAAGCAGTCACCGAAGCCGGTGCAGGTCTACCACCCGGTCCTCGCGCTGAACCAGATCACGGCTGTCACGATCGACTCGATCGGTCCGCTCACGCCGGAAGGTAAGGGGCTCTGGTCGGTCACCGTCGAGATGAGCGAGTTTCGGCCGGCGCCCAAGAAGAACGCGGTCGCGACCCCGGCTGCCGCTGGCGCTGCGAATGCTGGAGAGGCCGGAGAACAGCCCCCCGATGTACCGCCCGTCATCCTTGCGCAACGCCAGCAGATCGAGGATCTCCACGAAGAATACGACGACCCCGGCTGACCGATGCTCGCCTCTCTGAACGGTATTCAGGTCCAAGCCGGCCAGATCGTGTTCCCGTACTACGGCCTGTGGGTGGCGGACCTCGCGCTGAGTAACGCGCCGGATGACACTGTCACCGACGCGACCATCGTACTGGCTGGGCTCACGCTCCAGGGCACGGTGTTCCGCGGTGGGTCATTCTTGGGAAACGGATCCTTCCGCGTCATCGGCGGAAAGGGAGGTTGGAAGAACCGGATCCCGCCGAAGTTCTACCAGTCCAGCTTCGGCGTGAAGCTTCGGTCGGTACTCACCGACGTGGCGCGCGAGGTCAGCGAGTCGGTGCAGGTCGACGTCGATCGCACGCTCGGACAGTTCTACACGCGCGAAGCCTGCCCAGCGGGTCGCCTGCTTTGGCAGCTGGGGCGCACCTGGTGGGTGCGTGCTGACGGCGTCACGCAGATCGGAACTCGAGC